TTGAAAACTTGCGGGATGGCACGTAACAAAGCGGCAATAATTGAACCATCAAAAGCGGAAAAATCTCCAGCAATAACTCGATCATACATTCGCATAAAGTCGTGCATAATTTTCCATTCGTCTGAGTGTGGATTAATACCAACTTTTGATTCTGCAAAATTGTGTTGTTCTGCCATTATGGCACACACCATTCCACACAACTGTTTGCAAATCACAATATAGGACATGTTGGCTGTAGAAAATATACGTGTGGACGCTTTGCGAAGTTTCTCTTTAGGTCTCCTTTCAACTTTTAGACAATCAATATATCGTACTCCGTACACACCTCCTTGTGCATACAAGTTTACTAACCGGGCATATTCTTCCATAAAGGGATTTGTTCCATTTTCTGAAATTGGCACGTACATTGGATCTTGAGTTGTACGTATATTTTTGAAAAATCGTAGTTTTCCCTTTTCTCCTTTGTTTCCGAAATCTTGATACTTACCCTGTACAAAAGGATAGCCTGGGCTTGTTTTCATTTTCAAACCTGTAAGGTAATCTGTTTTTGTTCCATTTATAGCTTCTCCCAAAGTTAACACTTTTGGCACATAGCCATCAATTCCTTTTGGTTTATACTGTAAATGAATTCTACTACAAGCGTCTTCTACTTCTCTCTCTGTTGGCATTTTCTTTGGTTTCTTGTAAAGCTTCTTCAAACCTTCCGCAAAAGGCGAAACTTTTACACCGTCAACTTCAATTGGTTTTAAAACTGCGGGGCCAGTTTTAGGTTCCCAATCTGGTTCTGGTGAATAATTTGTTTTGGCCAACTCAGAGGGAATAATATCGTTTTCCGTGTTCGTAACAAAAGGTACATGTCCAAGCAAGGTTACACTTCCAATGGCATTCTGGGAAGTGATCACTTTAACAATAGGATCGTTACCATCATAACCATCGGGGTTCAAATCGTCAAAAGCATTACCAATAGGTGTTGGTTTATATTCTTGGCCATGTAACGCTCCAAGTAATTTTTCTATATATTCATAGGTCACCATTCCACAAATTCCAATGGGAGTTTTTAAAACTCCTCCTGTGTGCAATCCAATGTACTTATGCGGTGCTGTTTTATCGTTGATCATATAAAGTGATCCACAATCTCCAAGTTCAGTACAAGCTCCATTGTATACAATACCATCTGTAAAACAATACTCCTTCGATTCGTCGGGTCCAGTATTTCCATAGTAAGCGGTAGCTTTGGAAAAATGAACATCACGAATTTCAAGTGAATTATCTCCACGAATTACTGCTTTCTGGTTAATACTCTCCATTCTTATTCCTGGTACTATGAGCTTAGTTTCGCTGTTAAAACGTATTCTCTTAACTTCGTCTTCACGGATAAAACGATGCCAAATTTTTGGAGTTAGGGCAATATTTGGGAAAGTTTTGCAATCAAGTAATGCGAAATCTCTCGCCTCATCAACAGCCAATTTTCCCTCTAAGTCTGACACTGGAATTCGAACGATATCTGTGTAATGTTCGTTAGGAAGTAACAAAAATGTACGTGCACTAAGCTCAGTGCGTATTTTATCGGGCTGAGAAAACAGCTGTGAAAATACATGAGCTTGGAACAAAAGGTGTTTGTCTCCAATATTAAGTGCATGTACAGTTCGAATGTCTGTTCCTTCTTGAACTCCAATAGGTACAAATTGGTTGATTTTTGGTTTTTGATCTTCAAACTGTTTACAAAATCCTGACTGAGAAACAAATTTCGCAACTTTAATGTCTTTTGCTAAGGGTCCTCTCCTGTTGTTTGCGGCTAGTTTCGTCGGTTGATTAGAGTCTGGATATTGTTTAGATTGTTCTTCGTATATAGTAACGTCTCCTGCACGAAGATATTGATATGCTTTATACAATCCTACTCCAACTACTCCGACTCCAATACCTGCTACAATTCCTTTTTGCCAAGTAGGTAAGCTTTTGTACTTCGATACAACAGAGTCATAGGCACTTGAAAGAGAAAACTCGAATTTGGTTGCAGTTTCACGAATCATAATCATCAACATAGTAGCAACGAAATTACGCTTAAAATATCCTAGGAAGCTCATACCAAACATCCATGAGATGACTCGTGCAGAAATCAAAGCTCCGAGTGTAAGGTTTGCGTTACATGATCCAACGAAACCATTGATAGTGATAACAAGACATCTCTCTGCAAAAGTTTGTAATTTCTTCCAAATAGGTATAGAGTCGTCTTTGAGCGTAGCATCCATGAAAGCAGAAGTTGCTTGATCAACTTTTACACGATATTCGATATCTAAAGGATTTTGTCCTGCAAAAATAATATCGAAAATGGCCAAAAGTTCAGCCCATTCTGAGCTCAAACACAATTTAAAATCATAAGGGAAAACTCGGCTCTTTGCATCTACATACAACATTCTATGCATAGCTTGTTTGTTGTAACAGGTAAATTCTTCGGGTGTTAGTAACTCATAAATTTCTTTTCCTGTTCCATCTGTAATAAATGCAATAATAACGGGTGTTGTCTCAACGACTTCTTTCTCTTCACCATTTTCTTCACGTTTCTTCCAAACATAAGGGAACAACTGGTGTAGTAAATCTCCATCTTCTACAACTGTTTGTTCTCGAATATTTTCATCAAGTCCTTCTTCCTCTTTAACTTCTTCTTCAGTTCCTCCGGCTTGTGACACAAATTCTTCACGATTGACACGAATAACTCCACCAATGACAGAGCAATGGGGGGGACATAACTTATCCAATTCAACTCGCGACGTAAGTTCAGCAATATCGGATTTTTCGTACATTTCGTTAGCTTGACGTAACAAACTGGCAACTTCAAAGATATCATACTTAATGGGTCTACCATTACTGTCAACAAAAAGTCGGAATTGTCCTGTAACATTAGGTCCGCCTGTTTCTGTTTTGGGTTCATATCTGTAGCGGAAAAATTCCCAATCCATTAAAGCTTCTTTGAGTTCGGGGTGATTGATGTCGTTGGAATCAAAAGTATCCATACGTTTGCTGGTAGAACCAACTTTTCGCTGCACCATGTAAACTTGGTCTCTAAAACGAGAACCTAACGCATCAATTGAAGTGACTTGTTTAGCAACGTCTGGGGGCAAATTGAGATAATTAGGAATTCGGGGTTTGAGCTTGATAATCTCAGGATCTGCAAAATTAGAAGTAAAGAAAACGTATCTCGATGTAAAAGCTGTATCTGCTTTACGTTCTAAAGCTGCCATATTAAGATTGTATCTAGCATTATTGAGCATTCCAAAAATTTCTTCCGATTCTAATCCAATTCTGGTTTGGTCTTT